CACGTGACTGGACTTATCTGGGACGTAAATTATGTAAATGAGTTCAAGCGCGAAATTGGAGAAGTAACCAAAGAAGATTTTATTATTTGGCCACATAGATGGACAGAAGAAAAAGGTATTGACGATCTTAAACGATTTGCAAAAATGACTGATAAGCGAATTGTCGTAACCAGCTCTGGTCCAGCAAAAGATTTAGGTAAATTGCCTCGTAATATTGAATATCGACCTAATTTAACTAAAAAAGAATATTATACGTTAATGGCTAAAGCTCGTTGGTATTTATCGACTGCATATCAAGAAACTTTCGGATATACTATTCAAGAAGCTATTGTATTTGGATGTAACATTTTAGTTCCAAATCGAGCATGTTGTCCGGAAATGGTACCAGGTAAATGCGTTTATTATAGTTTGTCTGATGTAGATAAAATGTTCAGTGAGCAAGATTTAACAGTTCCAATGGAATATACTTTACGGTGGCATGGTAATATTCAATCTATGTTGAACATCATTAGATCTGAAAATTAATTATGGCATATCAGAACATTTCGTATCAAAAAAATAAAAATTTAATTCATGTTTGGGACGATAAAAAAGGTCATTTACAATTTCCATTTAAGAAATATGCTTACAAACGAAGTTCAAATGGCCGACAAGTTGCGTTAGATGGAACTAGAGTCGATAAAGTTACTGAATGGGACGAAGCTGATATTCAGCGCGGATTAATTTACGAATCAGACATTAATCCTGAAACGAGAACTTTAATTGATTTATATTACGAGTCAGATGACGCTTCTGTAGGTCATAGAGAATTGTTTTTTGACATTGAAGTTTCAACTGAAGGAGGATTTTCTTCAGCAGAAGAAGCTTGGCAACCTTTAACTTCAATAGCATTTTACGACAAAGCTGGCGATCAAAAAGTTGTAATTATTGTTGATAAAGAACAGCTACTGTCGAGTCAAAGTAAAGAAGGTGTAATATTAGAATCAGTACAAACAGAATTCGAGCTAATATCGACATTTCTTCGTTATTATTTAGAAATACGACCGACAATATTGACGGGCTGGAATATCGATTATTATGACGTTCCATATTTATACAACCGAATTAAGAAGGTAGCGGGTGAGCAATATGCCAATTCGCTATCGCCTATCAATGAAGTTTTATATTTAAAACATAGACAGCGATATCGTATACAAGGAGTATCTTGTTTAGATTACATGGCTCTGTATAAACTGTTTACATATTCTGAAGAAGTTTCATATTCTCTTGAAGCGATTAGTCAGAAAGAGCTAGGACGTGGTAAGGTTCAATATGAAGGCACTTTAGATCATTTGTATAAGACAGATCCAGAAAAGTTTATTGAATATAACTTAACAGACGTAGAGTTAGTTTCGTCTTTAGATGAAAAACTTAAATTTCTTACGCTGGCTCGAAGTATTTGTCATAAAGGTCATGTTCCATATGAAGACGTATATTTTACTACTAGATATTTAGATGGTGCATGTGTTACGTATATGAAACGATTGGGCATTGTAGCCCCTAATCGAAAGCTTCGAGATTATTCTCAGACTTCAGAAGAAGAAGCCGCTTCAAATGAATTTGCTGGTGCATTTGTAAAAGATCCAATTCCAGGTGTATATGAATGGGTATTCGACGAAGACTTAGCTTCGCTATATCCTTCAATTATTCGTTCACTTAACATATCTCCTGAAACGAAAATTGGAAGAATTGAAAACTGGGATGACGTAAAAAATGATTTTTGGACAGATGGATATTCCAGTACAAAATGTAAACTTAAATCAGGATCAAAACATGAATTAATTCCAGTAATGGAATTTCGTCAATGGCTACTCGATAACAAGTATACAGTATCCATGATAGGAGTTGTATATGATAATTCTAAACCAGGATTAATTCCTTCTATATTAGAGACGTGGATGAATGAGCGTGAAGAAAATCGAGCATTGGCAAAGAAATATGGTAAGGAAGGTAATAAGGAATTAGCAGAATTCTTTGATTCTAGACAACATACGAATAAGATTGTTAATAACTCTTTATACGGAGCGTTAGGAGCTCCTGGATTTAGATTTCATGATTTAGATAATGCAGAGTCGATTACGCTTTCAGGTCAGGCAGTAACCAAACATGCCATGCATAAAGGTAATGAATGGTTTAGTAAACAAACTGGAGTAGAAAAAGATTATGTAATTTACGTTGACACTGACTCTAATTATTATTCAGCTAAACCAATTATTGAATTAATGGAGTCGAAACTGAATAAAGAATTAACGTATAACGAAAAAATTGACATAACTTATAAAACGTCTCAAATTGTAGAAAAATACATTAACGATTCATGGTCCGCATTTGCTAAACATTATATGAATTCTGATGTACATTTCTTTAATATTAAACAAGAGTATGTAGCTGAATCAGGCCTTTGGATCGCAAAAAAGAGATACGCTCAGAAAATTATTTCTGAAAAAGGTGTATTAATATCTGAACTAACGAATGGAGCTAAACAATGGAAATTAGATGTGAAAGGAATGGATGTAATTCGATCGAACTTTCCAAAAGCTTTTCGAGAGTTTATGTCCGAAATATTAATTGATATTCTAAATGTAGCAGATAAAAGTGTTGTAGATACTAAAGTTATTAACTTTCGTGAAGATATAAAAACAAAAGAATTGTTAGATATTATGTTCCCAATTGGAGTTAAGGAAGTATCTAAATGGAAAGTTAAAAAGTCGGAAGGTCAAATATTTGGAAGCAGAATGAAAGGATGTCCAGTTCATGTAAAAAGTGCACTTAACTATAATGATTTAGTTGAATATTACAAGGATAAGTCTGTACAGTTAATAAGTGATGGCGAAAAAATTAAATGGACATATCTTAGATCAAATACATATGGATTAGATACTTGCGCACTTAAAGGATTTGAAGATCCGGTACAAATTGTACAATTCATTGAAGAGTATATCGATTACGATAAAATCTTTAGTTCAGCTCTTGAAAATAAACTATCTGATTTTTATAATGCATTAGGATGGGGTACAGTTCCGAAAAATGATAATTTAAGTAACTTTTTTGAATTTTAAATATGAAAACTAAAACTACAATAATTGTTAAGCTGTCTGTAGATGGCATGCACAACTTTCCAGCAGCTGCTGAATTATTTCCTGAAGTTGCGTTTCTGGCAGACAGGCATCGACACATGTTTCATTTTACTGTAGCTAAGGAAGTATTTCATGATGATCGAGATGTTGAATTTATTATGTTCAAACGAGACATTTTAAATTATTTGTCTGATCAATATTCTGATAACTACCGACGAACATTGGAATTTGGTCCTAAATCTTGCGAAATGTTAGCGCGCGAAATACTACAACGATTTGATTGTAATTGGGTTGAAGTTTGGGAAGATCAAGAAAATGGCGCGCGTGTAGAAAAATTGTCATAAATTATGAAACGAATAGCAGTTGTTACTGATCGATTAATTAGCGACTATGATATGACTTGGCAAGATCATGTTGCGTCGATGATTCATGGTTATGTCGATTCACATGACTTAACTACAATGTATCAAATTGATGAATATGATAATATCGAATCGTTGCGAGAAGAAATTCTAACCAAGAAATTTTCTGATGGCGATAAAGTAATATTTACAAATGCGTGGGCTGGTCAATGTATTTTTGTAAAGCATTGGGCGGAGATAGCAAAAGTTCGTTTAAATCTTATTGGCATGTGGTCTCGATTCAGCAGTTTAAATGAAGATGCTGAATTTAAATCTAGAATTAATCATGATAATAGTTCTAAGCGCGGAAAATATACTAAACGAGGCTGGAGAAGCTTTCATGAATATTCTATACATAGAACACTAACAAAAAGTCTTTTCATGAAGCAGGAGCATTTAGATATATTCAGTGAATATATAGCTCGTGAAAGACAAGTTAAAAAGTTAGTACGTTGTAATTTTCCATTGGAATATTTAGATATTGAATTAACTGGATATTTAGATACATACTACCCTCAACGAACTATATTCTTTCCTTATTCAGAATATAGTGCATTTCAAGAAAGAATTTTGTATGACATGCTTCGCAGCTTACCTGATATACAAATTATATTCAGTCGCGAAAAGACTCCATGGTTCAAGCATCAAAGAGATATGTATCTTACAAAAGCTAAAGTAGCGTATATACCATATTTATCGCCACCTACCGTAGCTAAAGAAATTTACGAATGTCTTTTGTTAAATACCATACCTCTTGTACCTGATTTCGAAGAATTTGAAAATATACTTCCTAAAGAGTTTCAATATCCAAAAAAATGGACTAAGAATGTATTTAGCTATTCCGCTCATGGCCATGAGTTTGTGCAAAAGCTAGAAGAATTAGTAGACAATTACGAATCGTATTTAGATTTAATTGAATCTACAAAAGAAACTTTACGTAAAAATTATTACAATTCAGATAATTTTATGGAACAAATATTTGATGTTCAGTAAATTTTTTCATATATTATATAACAATTAAACGAAGATTATGTACACTAAAACAAAAAAGATGCTATGCGATGCTATGATAGCAAAGTACACTGCATTAATTAAAGATGCTGAAGCTCGATTGCACATTTACATGCATGCGGCTGTAGGTATCGGCGAGCATCCACAAATTACTGAAGAAATTGATAATTTAATCGGTCAGTTAGTTGAAGCTCAAGATCGATTGGAAGCAGCTTATAAGCTACGTCAAGATGCTGATTACATTGAAACAGATATTAATAATAATACAATTTAATTATGAATGAAGAAAAGAAAATTGTATACTTTCCTTCTCTTTCAAGTGGAGCATATGCCGGCCCTGTTTCTAAGGATAAGGAAGTAGCTCCTGGCGTCCCGTATCGATTTTGGGACGAGCGAACTCCTGAAGAATGGCAGCATAAGTTCTTTTTAATTACTGCAGGTCACTTTTACAAAAAAATGACTGTGCGAAATGATTGGGGCTTGAACAATGGTTCGTTAGTATTCGGAGACTCAGGTGGATATCAAATTGCCACTGGAGCTTTAAAATGGGACTTGGCCTTACGTGATCAAATATTTGAATGGTTAGAAGCTAATTCAGATATTGCTGCAAATATTGATATTCCGCCTCGAGTAATGTATGAAGGTAGGTTTCAAGATGCTTTGGATATGTCTTTGGATAATTTCAAATACTTTGAAAAGAAGCAGACAGGTAAAACTAAATTTTTAAATGTCGTGCAAGGATCGAATCCATTGGAATTTAAACAATGGTATTCGACAGTTAAAGATATGGAATTCGGTGGATGGAGTATTGGATCATCTAGACGATTGGTAGATTTCATGTACATTCTTTCGTTGATGATTAAAGAGAAGGAATTTCTTAAGCCACACAATACTTGGATTCACTTACTAGGTATTTCAAAAGTATCTGATTTCTTTGTATTAGCACAAATACAAAAAATGATGAACAAGTATACTGGTAATCGAATTACTATTTCAACAGACAGTTCATCGCCAGGTCAATATCCTATTTTTGGTCAAATGGTATGGTCGCCGAATTGGAAAGATCAAGTATTCAACATGTTGTATTTTCCGAAAGACGGATCGAATATTCCTTATCCTGAATCAGGTCACGTTCCGTCATTAATTAATCATCCTGGAGTTCCTTATTTAACTTGGGACATGGTTAAGAATTACGGTACAGAAGCTTCAATTCGAATGACGTATCATAATTTGCATATGTATGTATATACAAATAATCACGTTTGGAATTTAGTTAATACCTGTCCTATAGATGTATTGGCAGAATTAATTCCTAACGATTTAGTTCAGGTGCTTAAGTCGATAGAAGAAATGTTTAATTCTCCAGACCCGACTACAGTATATGAACGATATCGTCCATTTTATGTAAAATATGGCGGTGAAAATGTTAGCAACATTTCAAAAGAAGTAATTGGTAATTTTTTCGATACAATGCCAGTAAGCAATGCTGAATTTAAAAAAGAGCAGAAGCAATTAGCAAAAAAACAATCTAAATCTAAATAAATCAAACATGGAAAAAAGTAAGTTAATTAACTTTATTAATCGTTATTATCTAGGCGGTAATACTGATACTGCTAAATTAGTTGTTGAAAACAATACATTATCAACTAAATTTATTAGCTCTGATCAAAATGTAATTGGCGATGTTACGCTGAAATCATTTGATTCTCCTGATGCAGAACTAGGTGTATATACAACTTCTCAACTTATTAAGTTGATGTCTGCTCTAGATGAAAATATCGATCTTTCTTATGGCGAAACCGGAGGGAAAGTATTTTCGCTAAACATGTCAGATAAAGACACGAAAGTAACTTATATGTTAGCTGATTTAGCAGTAATTCGTCAAGCTCCTAATTTGAAACAGTTACCTCCTTTTGAAGTTAAAATTCAATTGAATAAAGACTTTGCGGGTAATTTTAAAAAAGCGGCCAATGCATTGGATTCAGATAATTTTGGAGTAACTAGCTCTGAAGGCGAAACTAAAATTATCATTAACTATTCCAATGTAAATACTAACAGAATTGTATTTAATACAGCTACAACGGAATCTGCAGATATGGAAGTTGTTTGTTTTTCTGCTAAATTGTTGAAAGAAATTTTAAATGCAAACTCTGGCTTAGATGGAATGCTTGAGGTATCTTCTAAAGGATTAGCTCGAGTTACTTTTGAAAATGAAAATTATTCTGCAGCTTATTATCTTGTAAAATTAACCGTATCGTAATATGTTTGGAAACGAAGAACATACACTCTGGGTCGAACGTTACCGACCCGACACTTTAGATGGATATGTAGGAAATGAACACGTCGTTGAAAAAGTAAAAATTTATTTACAAAACGGCGACGTACCTCATCTCCTATTGTATGGAACTGCAGGTACTGGTAAGACTACATTAGCAAAAATCATTTCTAACAATTTAGATTGTGATGTAATGTATATTAATGCTTCTGATGAAAATAATGTAGAAACTGTTAGAGAGAAAATTAAAAACTTCGCGTCTACAATTGGGTTTCGTCAGTGGAAGTTGATTATTTTAGATGAAGCTGATTATCTTACTCCGAATGCACAAGCTGCGTTGCGTAATTTAATGGAAACGTTTTCGAAGACGACTCGATTTGTGCTTACTTGCAACTATGTAGAAAAGATAATCGATCCTATACAATCTAGATGTCAGGTATTTGGTATTACTCCACCTTCTAAGAAAGACGTAGCGATTCGAGTAAGTAAAATTTTACAAGATGAGTCTGTTGCATTTACTCCTGAAGATTTAGTTACTATTATCAATTCAGGATATCCTGATATTCGAAGAATCTTAAATGCATGTCAGAGACAAGTAGTTAACGGTACATTAACTTTAGATAAAGCTGCTTTAATCGAAGCTAACTATATGGATAAGTTAGTTGAGTTGTTAGCTTCTAATCAAGATGCGAAAAGTAAATTTACATCTATTCGTCAGTTGTTAGCAGACTCGCAAGTTAAAGATTATACTTCGCTTTATCGATTTTTGTATGACAATTTAGATTCATACGCCACGGGTCATATTGGCCCTGTAATTTTAATCATAGCAGAAGCTCAGTATCAAGACTCCATGGTTGTAGATAAAGAAATTAATGTTATGTCAATGTTTGTTAAAATTTTAAATGAAATACTATGAACCCGACCGATCAAAACCTTAACTTAAATTTGGACATTAAACAAACTAGTCCTATCGTCTGTGAAAATGAAGAATGTGGTAATGACATGTTCATGCCTGCAATGAAATTTCGTAAAGCATCTAAATTGCTAACAGGTACTGCTAAAGACGCTATTGTACCTGTACAAGTATTTTTCTGCTCAGCATGTGGTCATATCAATAAAGAATTTGATTTCAATGTCGGATAAGAAAGCGACTATCTTCGATCATCTTTCGTTTATAACTGATAAAAAACGTCCATGGGATACTTTATCAGATGTAGATAAGAAAGCGTTTGTTCCATATCTAATTAACCGATGGTTGTCAATGAATTGGCAATTAGTTGAAATAGTTAATGAATTGCAAAAGTATACAATTGGGCAGCTTAGTCCTAAAGAAGTATATCAATTGTATTACGACTTTTTACCTAAACAACGTCAATTCAATAAGTATATCAAAGGTAAGAAAGATGGTAAATACAATGCTGAACTAATTGAGCTAATTGCAATGCACTTTCAAATTTCAGAAAAGGAAGCTTCTGAATATATTGAATTGTATTTATTAACAGATAAAGACGCGTTGGTTTCAATTGTAAAAATGTATGGTAAATCAGATCAAGAAGTAAAAAAACTTCTGAAATAATTTGTACTGTTGGTATTTTATACTTATATTTAAGTATAAATTTAATACCAGCAGATATGAAGCGCGTAAAGATGATTGGATTTGCAACTAAGTTTTATACCCTTTGGGATGTAACTTACGAGACTTTATATGTTCAAGACAGCTACGGTAACTATCATACCAGTGGGGTTCGTCAGCATAACAATTACATCAAGAACATTTCAATGGATCGTGCAAAAGTTGAGGCAATGTATCCTAACGT